AGCGCGCTGAGGGATGCCGAGACCGCGTTGATTGAGTCCGTGAAGAGGCCCGCCATCTCATGCCACTTGCGCTCTCTTGATTCCGAGAAGTGAGTTTATGCGCCCCATGGATGCCACTGGTGCGGAGATCGTCATATCTTGGAACGAATTGTAGGAGTCCAAACTTCCCCTTTCGCGATACAACGAAGCCGCCATCAACACAACGCCCGAGAGAACGGCCGCATCTGGAACATTGACTAAATCGTCCTTGTATCCCGCTTGAGACCTTCGCTTAAAACAGTAAGCATTACTGGCATTAACTGAGGTGGTCATGAATGCGGTGTCGTTCGCAGTTGCGCCCGCGATCCCGAGAAACTCGGTGAGGTCGCCGACCGACCCCCATTGACATTCGGTTGGTGTTGTCCACACCAGTGATCCGACAGGATCAACGGCCTCGCGCTCAATGTTGGCGGCAATGAGTTGAAAGAGGATCTGATTGGTAAAGAGGATCTGATCGTTGAACAGATAATCGCCTGAAGCGTTCACTCCGGTGAAGTAGTAGATCGGAATCTGAAAGACAATATGAGAACCGTTGATGGTCGCGTCGCATCCTGAAAGTGTGATCTCTTGTCCGACAAGAATGTCGGTGGACTCGAGAGTCTGAACCACGCACACATTGTCAGTGATCTGCTGATGTGTGACGGTGAATGTGGACATGGTTCAGGCTCTCAGAATCTCAGTGGGATCAGGCTTGTGGGATCTTCATGAACTGGTTCGCGTCAACCATTATCGGCGCAAAGTACCCCCTGAAAGCCACATCGCGTGAGAGCGTTGATGCTCCCGAACCAATGTCTGCAACAATTGCGCCCTTTTGTTGCTCATAACAGCGGAAGGCTCCAGTGGCGGCCGCGCCCACAATCGTGGTCTTTGCTGCGAAGTTGGTGTCCACTACGAGGCGAAGCCCGAAGACGATGGATTCGCGTGAGGCGGCGTTCATTGTTCCGAACGCATTCATCGGGCCGACCTGTGGAAATAACGGTCTGTCCGAAGTATCCGAAAGCGTTCCCAATTGCTGGAAAACATCACTAGACACGAAAAGATGATCTGGCAAGTAGTTTCCGTTACCCAAGATTGTGCTGGCGCAAGCGTAGATCTTGGCTACCCAGTCGGCTGGATCGGTTGGAGCCACATTGCCCGTTGCCTGAGTTGTCCCAGTGAGCAACGCGTCGGCCGCAACATCGTCGGTGAACAATGCGTATTTCCGACCGAGGTCTTCCAATAATGCTCCGAGCACTTCGGGGTCTGACCAGTCAATCGAGGCTTCTGACAGTTGGACATAGCCACCGTAGATTCCTTTTGTGACTTGGATGTCATCAACGATGAACTGTCCAGCGGTGATTGTGGTGTTCTGTGTCTCGGGGCCGCCAATGGAGGTGTGAGTTGTGATTTTTGGAATGATGAAAATCTTGCCGCCTGCTGGCATGGCGCGAGCACCGATGGCATCCACGACTGGGCGCAATCCTTGGATTCCAGAATAGATCGGAGCCACGATTGGGGTGGGCATGATGCCGTCAAGATCGGCGGTGGTGACTGATGGTGCGGCGGCGCGTAGGCGAGCGTTGAACTCGGCGGCGATTGAGCCACCTGCGAACTGTGCGGCCATCCATTCGCCTGCTGATGGCATCTTGAACTCTTGTTTCGCGGTTGCGTAGATGGGTTGGGTCGCGACTGCGGCCTCAACTGTGGTTGGTTCTGACATGGGGTCATCCTCCTCGGATGGTGGTTGTGGTGGGGTTTCTTCTTCTGGTATTTCTTCTTCGTCTTCTGCCGAGGCATAGACAGACTGGATTTCCGCGTCGGCGTATGCCGGGAAGGAGACAAGTGACAACTCAATCATTCGAGCCTCACTTACTTCCATCACGCCATCAACGCGCTTAAATTTTAATGGTATTGCGCCGATTGACACCGCTGAGATAGAACCGTCAGCGAGCAATGCCATCGCATCATCAGCGGCGCGAGTCTTAGACAAAGTTGCCGAGAACATAAGACCTTCATCGGATGAAACACGCTCAGTCACACGGCCGATCACTCGAGTGTCGTCGTGATACTCCAAAAGTTTTGGCATTGGGCCATCAACGGAGATTGAGCCTTTAAGAAACTTCACTGGGCCGACATCGCCTGAAAGGTTGGCGACAACATCCCACGGAACTGCGAGCCCTGTGATGGTGCGCGATGGTTGCGTCTCGTCTGCTGACGCATCAAGCGTGACAAGTTGAGCGTTGAATCTGATCATGAATACATCTCTTCCTCTTCGCGGCGGCCCGCTTCTTCAACTGGTACTTCGGCGAGATGGTTCTCGTAGATATACGAATCGGTGTCAAACTCCACAAAGCGATTCCGTGGCAGAACATTGGTCATGCTGAGAGTCATTTGGATGACATCAAGAACTTGTTTTGCTCCGAAGAGGTAGAGGTCTTGGCGCGCTTGTTGAGCGTTCTGGTATGTGTAGGATCCCGTTATCCCGATTCCTAGGAGGTAAGGAGGGACTCCCACTTGGCGAGACACTTCCAGCGAACTGTATTGGCGCGACTCAAGTAGTTGAAGTTTGTTCGGATCAGACTTGAACTCCGTAAACGACACCCCACCGGCGAGGGCCCCAATAGCACCTGTCTGCCTTGCTTGTCGCCATGATGCGGCAAGTTCGCCAAGATCTTCCGCTGACATCTGTTCAGTGTTCTCGCCGACGGTGAGCCAGCCCGCCGCTATCTCATTTGAGGCGAATCGTTCAGCGGCTTGATCAAGTTTCAACGCCGTTTGGATTGTGCGCGCACCAGTGAACAGGAATCCTTGAACTCCGCTAATGAACTGGATGACATCTTCTGTCGGCAACTGGACACCGTTGAAAGTCACTTGGTTCGACTGGCCAAAGAACTGCGGGCCTGCTTGGTCAAGTGTTGAGACCATTGAGGCGGGCAACCATTGGAACGACAGCGGGCGACCTGTTGCTTGTGACCGACTGGTGATATACCAGAACGCGCGGCCGCGCATCATGATGTCCATGGCGGTGTTGCTCATGATGAAGTTCATTGTGGACTTCGGATCTGGGGCATCCATCCACGCTTCATTCTCTAGGTAGATCTTCTCGTACCGTTCACCGTTGAACTGTTTCGTGTAGTGGCGAAGCGGGAGACATCCGACCATAGACAGGATCATCTGTGTGGCGCGTGCGACGGTGGCGCAGGAGAGGGCCAGTTCTGTGCTCGCTCCGACAGAATACGAGTAGAACTGACCCACCTGCGCGGCACTTCCAGCGGCGGCTTGAAGCGGCGCGTGCGTGAAACTAGGGGTTTGTTTCTTGTTGCCAAAGAGTGCCACGAACGGACTCTCCCACAATCTGATGCCCGTGTTAAGTCAGTTAGAGAAGATTATTTGTGGTTTGTTTCGGGAGGCTGGGCGTGACTCGAGCGCGATCGCGAACACGGCGCACCGCGCAAGTTCTATGGGCCCGGGCGACTTTTGCGAACTGAGAACAATGGCCTGATTGGTTGAAACCGCGACCGCTCGCCCCATGTGCTCGGCGAGACCGATGTCGCCAGTATGTCTCACACGATCCTCCACAATCATTGAGCGCGCCATCGCAGTCCACTTAATCAATTCGGCATAGCCGACAATGGTCATGCGTCGCCGTAGATCGGGCGGTGTGTGAATCTCCAGTGATGGGGTGACACCGAGCATGATCTTCGGGTCTGCCATGATGCGGACTACTTCGCCCCACATCTGCGCCTCGGAATCTACGCTGAACGCAGTCTCCAAGATGACATGACCTTCCGACATGGCGGCCCTAATGCCCACATAGCGCGATCCACAAACCGATGAATCAATGACAAGGTGACCGCCATCGGGCATCAGTTCGGCGGTGCGCTGACGCTCCCACACCGTTAGCGGGAGCCACGCTTCAGTTGAGGCAATCCACAGATTCAGATGGCCTCGGATGAACGCTTGACGATTTGGTGTGTCAAAAGCCAACTCAAGAGCCTTCATGCTGATCGTCTTGCCAAGTGCTGGGTTCGCCCACGGCCACCATTGGCGGTCTTCCACACTGACACCGGGAGGAGGCGACCACTCGGCGAGATAGAACGCGGTCTGTCTCCCTGAGTCAATGGCGGCGATGCCCTGAGAGCGCAACTGGATCATGGCCGTTGAGGACAGATCCCCAGCGGTGGAGAACATGAGCATCAGGGGATTGGTCTTGGCGATCTGTGACGGGCGCAAAGCAGTAAACACCACAGAATCTTTGATGTCGTGCAGTTCGTCAAGGAGACAACAGTCAATGCTCATGCCATGTGCGCGTTCGGATGCGGCGATCACTGAGATCATGGACCCGTCTGGGAATGTCATGCGCTCATCACCGTTCAACCAGCGGACAGTCATCTCAATCTTGCCTTCCATCTCTCGAGCAAGATCACGGAACAGGGCCATGCTCCGCTTCTTCTGGTTGGCGACGATGATGATGGACTGGGGCTCCTGACGGATGGCGGCAAACTCTGTCGCCCACCAGCCCGCTATCGCTTTCATGAGGATGGACTTGCCTTGCTGACGGGCCGTTGAGATCAACGCTTCACGAAACACAAAGTCACCAGCGGAATCCATTGTGAACGAATCGCGACACACTCGAGCCTGCCACGGCATCATCTTGAGACCAAGCACGCGGTCAGCCCACGCAATGATCTGGTCACCGTAAGAC